CGGCGGGGACTGCGGCGAGGGCCGCGGCGTGGGACGCGGCGGGGACTGCGGCGTGGGCCGCGGCGTGGGACGCGGCGAGGGACGCGGCGTGGGCCGCGTTGGCGCCGACTGTGACGACCCTGCAAGCGAGCGCGCTCGACCTGGTGCATCGCATGCTTGCGGACGGCCGATGAGCGGCCCCCGCGCGAGGTCGGCCGCCGTCGCGGCGGATCCGCCCGTGCGGCGTCGGCCCGTCGACCGGCAGAGCCGGTGTCTGATCTGCTGGCACCCGATTCGGGCGCGGTCGAGTGCGGCGGTGGCGGTGGCGCTCACGGATCACTGGCGGATCGTGCATCCGGAGGCGTGGACGGCGGCGGATCCGCACACGCTGGGGATCATCTGGGGGGCGTAGATGACTGGATTGATGCGGTATGACGCGGCAAAGACCTCAGTAGAGGACTGTAGGAACGTGTAGGGAATACAGGTAGAGGACTGTAGGAACGTGTAGGGAATCAGGTTCCCGGGTGCGGAACGCGACGGGCAGATGCCCCCACATCCCGCTTGCGTCAAGGTCTTGACACGGCTACACTGCGTCACATCCGTGACGCTGCCGGACCCTCGTTCCGTCACCGGCTCCCGCCGCCACCTCGCGCAGCTCCTGCGCGACGCCGCTCCCATCATCAACGCCCACGCTGACCAGATCGAGTGGCTCCGCTCCACCGTCCGGAACCTGGAACGCCGCCTCCAGCTCGTGGAAACGCAGCTCGAGCGGCTGATGCCGCCACCCGGGGAGGCGCACTAGCCGTGGCCACCTTCGACCTGCGCGACGAGGCGCCGCCGGCTCGCAGGGGCCGCGACGATGCCGACCTCCGCGACCGGCACCACGCCGCACTCCAAGCGTTCAAAGCCAGCGCCTCCTATTTCGAGAAACAACGCCGTCGCGAGGTCGAAGACCTGAAGTTCATGGACTTCGACGAGCAGTGGGATCCGACGGTCAAAGTCCAACGCGCGGGGAATCAGCCGGTCAGCGGGTTGCCGCCGACGCCGCCACGTCCGACCATCGTCGTGAATCAGATCCGCGGGCCGGTGCAGCAGGTGGCGAATACGCGGCGCGCGGCCCGGGTCGCGCTGGAGTTTGCGCCGAAAGGGGCGGGCAGCTCGGACGACGTCGCCGAAGTGTTCGAGGACATCGTCCGCGCATTGCAGCAGGAGAGCCGCGCGAGTGTCGCCCGGAATTGGGCGGCCGACCGGGCCGAGAAAGCGGGCATGGGCTGGTATCGGATCGACACCGAATACGCGCCGGAGGTGCCGACCGACCCGGCCGCGTGGAACGACCAGGACATCGTCTGGCGCCGGATCCTGAATCAGGCGAGTGTCTATCCGGATCCGTTCGCGCAGGAGCCGGACTTCTCCGATGGCCGGCGCTGGTTTGTCACGGAAGATTTGCCGTGGGACGTGTATCGGGAGCGGTATCCGGACTCCGACCTCGCGGGCTATGGGGACGCGGAGCTGACGGCGGTCGGCGACCCGCTCAAGCACTGGATCTTCACCAGTGCGGATGCGGATGGCCTCGCCACGCAGATCGTCCGGGTGGCCGAGTGCTGGGAAGTGCGGGAGACGACGCAGACCCTGGTCCGGCTCGCGGACGGGACGGCGAAGCCGGAAGACGAGCTCGCCGACACCGACGTCATCGCCGCCGGGGTGCTGGCGCGGAGCCGGACGAAGACCGTGCGCACCATCGACTGGTCGCTGCTGAACGGGGTCGAGTATCTCGAGTCGCCGCGGCCGTGGGACGGCGCGTACTGTCCGCTGATCCCGTGTGTCGGGGTGGAAACCAACGTGGACGGCGAACGGCGCTGGACCGGGATTGTGCGGCCGGCGCGCGATGCGCAGATGGCGTCGAACGTCCTGAAGTCCGCGCGGCTCGAGTCGATTGCGCTGGCGACCAAAGCGCCCTATCTCGGCTACATGGAGACGATCGAGCCCTTTTTAGAGTGGTGGAAGCAGAGCAGCGTCCGCAACTACTTCATCCTGCCGCTGAAAGCCGCCTACGACCGCGCCGGCAATCTCTTACCCTTCCCGAAACGGAACGTCGAAGAGCCGGCGATCCAGGCGATCACCATCGCGGCAGCCAGTGCGGACAACGACATCCACGTCACGACGGGCGTGCCGCCGGTCGCGCTCGGGCAGCTCGACCCCACCGACCGCAGCGGACTGGCGATTCAGAAGCTGCAGGGGCAGAGCGAAATCGGGGCGAGCGGGTATCTCGACAATCTGGTGTCGATCACGCTGGCCTACGAAGGCAAGGTGGTCCGCGACCTGATTCCGCGGATCTACGACCGGCCGGGCCGGATCGTGCCGGCGGTCGGGGTGGACGAGAAGCGCCGCTTGGTGATGCTGAACGTGCCGTTCGTGTATGGGCCGGATAATTTGCCGCATGCGCTGCCGGGGTGGGTGGAAGGGATGCCCGTGCCGAAGGCGATTCCCGGGCCACCGGGGCCTTCAGGCGCGTCGGGACCGATGGGGATGCCCCAGGGTGCCGGTCCCGGGCCGCTCGCGCCACAGGGGCTGCCAGGGCCGATGGGGGCTGGTCCTGCCGGGATGCCCGGACCTCCCGGGTCGATGGGACCGCCGCCCGGACCGCAACCCCCACCTGGACCGATGGGGCCGGCACCCGGGATGCCGGGACCGCCGCCGATAATGCTCCCGGTGTCGTATTACAACCTCACGAGCGGCGCGTATACGGTGGCGCCGACCGTCGGCAAGTCCTACGCGACCCGGCGCGACGAGGCCAGCGCGGCGATTGCGGCCGTGATGCAAGCCGTCCCGCCGGAGATGGCGATGGCGATTGCGCCTGCGTGGCTCGACGAGCAGGACTATCCCGGCGCGAAAAAGATTGCGGAGATTGCCAAGAACGCGCTCCCGCCGCCGATCCGGGCCGCCTACGATGACCAGGGCCAGGGTGGGCTGCCACCGCAGGCGCAGGCGCTCATTCAGCAGCTGCAGGCGCAGAACCAGCAACTGCAGCAGGTGATTCAGGGGAAGCAAGCCGAAGGGCAGATCACGCTGCAAAAGACGTCCATGCAGGAGCAAGCCGAGAGTCAGCGCGCCGCGCTCGACCGGCAGGAGCGGCTGACGGAAACCGAGCTGCGGGTCAGCGGGCAGGTGTCGATGGCGCAGGCGAAGGTCGATGCGGAGAACCTGCGCAGCTACGTCGATGCGCTCGAGACGCGGATCTCGAACGTCCTCGGGTTGCACATGCAGAAGCTGGATCAGATCCACGACCACGTGCAGAACGCCTTGCAGCAGGGACACGAGCGGAATCTGGCGATCGTACAGCATCAGCAGGCGCTGGAGCAGGCGAGCCAGGCCGCGCAGCTGCAGCCTGCGCAGACGCCGGATGCGGGTGGGCAGCCGCCGCAAGGGCCACCGATGGGGCCGGGACCGGGCGGGATGCCGCAGGTGGGGCCATGAGCCGCACGCGCGTCGTCGCGGTCTCCTGCCCGCGCTGCGGCTGGACGACCGCGCGCCGCCGCAGTGCGTCGTTCGGGCGGTGTCCGTGGTGTGCCCAGGGGTTGGTCGCGCGGGGATCGGGCGCCGTCGTTCCCGTGGACGCGCCGCATCCTCCGGCGGGGTTGCGGACGCACGATGCGCCGTGGCCGGAGCTGGTGGCGGCTGCGCTGGCCGCCGCGGAGGGGCACCGATGAGTGAACCGAGGCCGTTCGGAGGCGCACAAGCCACGCATGAATCATGGCTTCGTGAGAAAGTGGCGGACGGGTGGGTCTACGGCCCGACGAAAGATCCCGCGCGCAAACAGCATCCGTGCCTCGTGCCGTTTGCCGAGCTGCCACGGGAGCAGCAGGCGAAGGACTATCTGTTTCGCGCGGTGGTGCTGACTGGACAGGCGTTATGACCCGTCTCATCTGAGAAAGGCTGACGCATGCCCGCCAAATCGGTCGCCCAGCAGCGTCTCTTCCAAGCCGCGGAGCACGGAGCCGACTTCCCGATGGCGCAGAAGCTGCGCGCGTCGATGACCCATGACCAGCTGCACGACTTCGCCGCCGGCTCGGAAGCCGGGAAGCCGCTGCACGTCCGGAAGACCCCGTCGGTGACGCGGACGGCCAGTACTGGCACGCCGCTCGGGCCGCACTTCGCGCAGCACGGCTTCATGCGCCGGCCCATGAAAGGGACATAAGCCATGGCGACTCAGAGCAATATCACCGAAGAACGGGCCGCGCGTCGCTTTCATCAGATGGCGGTGCTCGAGCGGCAACTGACGCTGAAATCGAACGAGATGGCCGCGACGCGTGCGCACTTGAAGGAACTGACGGAGGAACGCGACGGGTTGATCCAGCGGCTGCGGTCGGCCGCACGCAATGAAGGCGAATTACCGCTCTTTGATCTCGATGGTGACTGAGATGGCAAGACTGACTGCCGCACGACGCGCGTCCTTACCGACATCCGCCTACGGCGTGCCGTCGAAAGCGCCTGGGCCGGGTTCCTATCCGATGCCCGACCGAAAGCACGCCGCGGTGGCGAAAGCCTACGCGTCGCGCTTCGCGAGTCCGTCGGAGAAAAAAGCCATCGACGCGAAAGCGAACCGCATCCTGCACGCCGGGAGCGAGACGCATCGCGGCATCCCCGGCGGCCGTGAAAAACTCGGCTCGCACCACGCCGACCACGGCTTCATCCGGCACTCGAAGCAGGGGTACTGAGTGGGCACCAGCAGCGCGGCCCTGCCGACCGGCACCGAGCCCGTCGCGGCCGACGCCCCGGGCGACGACCTCTGGACGTCGGATACCGACCGCGGGATCTCGGCGTCGGACGCCGTCCCTGGGGACGAGCCGCCGGCCGCGCCGCGTGCCGCGCCCGCGCGGGCCGCGACCCCGGCGCCAGCCGCCGAGACCCCAGCCGACACCGCGCCGGACCGGAACGAGGCCGGCCAGTTCACCAAGCGGGGCAAGGCCCGGGACAATCCCTATGCGCGGATGACCCGCGCGACGCAGGCCGAAGCCGCCGCCAAGGAAGAGGCCCGGCAGGCGCGCGAAGACGCGCAGAAAGCCAAGGACGAGGCGGCACGCTGGCAGCGCGAACTGGAGACCGCGCGCCGTCCGGCCCCCGTCGCCGCTGCACCGCCGCCGCCCGCGCCCGTGCCCCAGGGGCCGGCGCGGCCGACGTGGGCGCAGTTCGAGTCGCAAATCGGCGCGCGGTATGACAGCTGGGGTGCCGCGCAGGATGCCTATCAGGATGCGCGCGACGGGTGGAAAGACGCGCAGATCGCGCAGGCCCGCGCGGTCGAGGCCCATCAGACCCGCGTGCAGCGGTATCAGGCCTCGCTCGCGGAGGCCGAGAAGAAATATCCGGATGCGAAGACCGTCTTCAGCTACGATCACGGCTTCCGGGCGCCGCCCGCGTTGACGGAAGCCGTGCTCGACGCGGAGAACCCCGGAGACCTCGCGTACTACCTCGGGACGCACCCGGAGGAGTATCGCCAGTTGGCGCAGGATACCGTGAACACGCCTGCGTCTGCTGCCGTCTGGGTGCGCCGTCATCTGCTCGCGCAACTCGTGTCGTCGGCGGGTGCTGTCGGAGCACCTGGGTCAGCCTCGCCGGCCGTTCGTCCATCCGCCGCCAAACCCCCGATCACCCGGGTGGGGGGCACGGTGCAAGCGCAGCCGGCAGACCCCGACGACCTCGACTTCGGTCCGGACTACATGCGGATCGGCAACGAGCGCGAACGGGCGCGGAAGAAGGCCGGCCGATGGTGAACGGCGATGGCGAATGCGCTCATTACGCCGCTGTGGACCCTGAAACGGGTCGGGCGGCTCGCGATCAACAACCTCAAATTCGCGAATAACGTCGACCGCCAGTACGACGACGACTACGTGCAAGCCGGCGCGAAGGTCGGCGCCACGATCAATCTGCGCCTCCCGCAGCGGTTCCAAACCACCAAGGGGCAGGCGTTCCAGCAGCAGTCCATCACCGACGCGATCGTCCCCGTCACGCTGACGGACCAGGCCAACGTGGGCATCTCGTTCTCGTCCTTCTCGATGACGGTCGATGTGGACGACTACACGGAACGCTACATCGAACCGGCGGCCGTGCAGCTCGCGAACACGATGGACTTCGACGGGCTGTCGCGCATCTCGCAGCAGGTCTCGAACTCGGTCGGATCGCCGGGCACCGACCCGACGGCGAACACGACGTATCTCGCCGCGAATACGCTGCTCTCGAATTTCGCGGCCCCGCCGCGGCGGATGGTGATCACCAATCCGCAGATGCAGGCCGCGATCACCGCGACCAATTTCTCGCTGTTCAATCCGCAGACCACCATCAGCGATTCATTCGAGCGCGGCATTTACTCGACCAACACGCTCGGGTTCACCGAATGGTACTGGGACCAGAACGTTGCGCGGTTCACCAATGCGACCTACGGCGGCACGCCGCTCGTGAACGGCGCCACGCAGACCGGGTCGTCGCTCATCACGGACGGCTGGAGCTCGGGCGCGACGACCCTCGTCGCCGGCACGATCTTCACGCTCGGGGCGTCGGCGGTTGGCGGCACCTCCGGCGTCTACGCGGTGAATCCGCAGAACTATCAGTCCACCGGCGCGCTGCAGCAGTTCCGTGTCGTCAACACGGTGTCGGATACGACCGGCGCGATCACGATGACGATTGCGCCGCCGATCATCACCTCGGGCCAGTTGCAGACGGTGACGCAGTCACCCGTCGACAACGCCGTGATCACGGTGGTCGGCACGACCGGCATCAGCGCGGCGCGCGGACTGGCGTGGGTGAAGGAAGCCGTCGTGATGGTGATGGCCGATCTCATCATGCCTGAAGGCGGCGCGATTGCGGAGCGCATCTCGAGCAAGCCGCTCGGGTTCGCGTTGCGGATGGCGAAGCAGTGGAATGGCCTGACCGACCAGAATCTGTGCCGCATCGATGCGGTGTATGGCTGGGCCGCGTACCGGCCCGAGTGGATTTGCCTCATTCAGGGAGCGTAGGAGCGACGCCATGAAGGACACCACGTCGACCGTGATGACGACCAAACTGCACGAGCACGGCCCAGACGCGCCGGCTGCGCACGCCGCCGACGCCCCCGGGGTCACGCCGTTCGCGACCACTACGCTGGCCGGCGCCAAGGCGCTGAGCGATACGTTCCTGTCGATTGCCACGACGACCGGCATGACGCGCGGGATGATGTTCCAGATCGACAACGAGTACTTCCTGGCGTCGAGTGACGCGGTGGGGACGCAGGTGCCGGTGCTCTGCGGCCAGCGCGGGTCGGCGCAGGTCGCGCACAGTGCGGGGGCGACGGTGACGTGGGGGACGCCCAGTTCGTTCCCCAACGTGTCACTGACGACCTACACCGCCGGCGTCTCGCTCGCGTAAGGCGGCACGCATGGCCGGCATTCAGACGCGTGTGTCCGACGGACGCGGCGGCTACGACGAGTTGACCCATCACGATGCGCGCTACTGGGAAGGCCCGTACGCGCATCAGGACTACCCGAAGGCGCTCTACCGGCAGGTCGAGCCAGGCCGCACGGACGCCACGGAAGTGAAGACCGCCGAGGCCCACGCGCAGCTGGGGCCGGGGTGGTACGAATCACCCGTGGACGCGGAGGCCGCCTTCGAGCGGCGCGAGGCTGAGGAGGCTCGCGTAGCCGCCGCACGCCTGTATGCCGACCAGCGGCTCAGTGTCCGCGCGCAGGAGGAAGCCCTCGCGCGCGACCGGGCCACGGACCTCGTCCTGCCGGACCTCGGCGCGGCACCGACGAAGAAGCGGTCGCATCAAAAACAAACGCCGGTCGAACGCCCCTAGATGGCGACCTCCGTGGCGGCCCTGGACCTCATCACCCGCGCGTTGCTCACGCTCAACGTGATCGCGCCGGGTGAGACGCCGGATGCCGCGTCGACGAAACTCGTCTTCGACACGCTGACCGAGCTCGTCGACCAGTGGACCCTGCAGGCGCTGACCGTCACGCTGGTGACGCGCACGGTCTACGCCCTGACGGCGGGGAAGGGCGGTCCGGGGAATCCCTATACGATTGGGCCGGGTGGGGACTTTGATACGGCGACGCAGCCGCGGCCGGATGTGATTCAGCACGCGGCGCTGCTGCTGCAGCAAGTCCCGTATGTGGTGGAACTGCCGCTGGCCATCCTGACCGATGCGCAGTATGCCGCGCAGCCGATCAAGACCATCAGCAGTGCGTATCCCTCGACGCTCTACTATCAGCGCAGCGTGCCGCTCGGGCAGATGCAACTCTGGAATGTGCCGAACACGAGCAGTAATGCGCTGGTGCTGTATCTGCCGCTCTACACGACGACGTTTCCGGACTACACGACGCAGGTGGTGCTGCCGCCGGGGTATCTGACGGCGCTGCGGCTGTGTCTCGCCGATGCGTGTACGCAGTTTTTCAGCGTGCCGCCGGCGATTGCCCAGACGCTGCCGGCGCAGGCGTGGGACGCGCTGAACTGGGTGAAGACGGCGAATGCGAGCGCGATGATGGCGGATCTGGCGATCGATCCGGCGTTCACGCCGTCGCGGCACGGCACGTATGTCATTCAGACCGACGAGGGGGCGTAGATGGCGAGTGTGCTGACCGGCCCGTTCAATGTCGTCAAGCCGATCACGCCGAGCGACACGGTCAATCTCGTGATGCCGAGCATGCGCCTGCTGACCGATGCGCTGCTCGCAGGCGGGGCGGGCACGGTCGCGGCGGTCCTGCAGGACGGCAGCGTCGCGAACCTGACCGTCGTCGCCGGGCAGGTCGTGCCGATCGCGGCGGTCCGCATCAACGCGACCGGGACGGCGGCCACCCCGCTCTCCGCGTGCTGGCAGGTGTGACGCCGTGCCGCGCGTCTCGATCGAGGGGTTCGTCGGCCCCGCCAACGCGCAGCAGAGCCGCACCTTGGACGTCGAGCGGACCGACAACCTCTACATCGCGCCGGCCGCCCCCGGCGTCAGTCCGAAAGGGCCGGGCGCGCTCGCCTGCCGGCCCGCCATGGTGCCGTGGACCGTCTTCCCCGACAGTCCGATCCGCGGCTTGTTCGCGATGAACGGCCGGCTCTGGGCGGTCGGCGGCACCACCTACGCCGAGATCATGAGCGATGGCACCTTCGGCACCGGCCACCCCGTGGCGACGGACAATCGCCCGGTGTCGATCATCACGAACGGCACGTTCAAGAGTGGGGGCAAACAGAACCTGATCGTCTCGGCCAACAAAGGCTATGTGGACGCGCTCGATACCGACGCGTTCGTGCAGATCACCGATCCGAATTGGCCGACCATCGTGCATCAGGCCGAGTACATGGACGGCTACGGCCTGGTCGGCGTCGGCAATGCCTCGATCCGGTTTCAGTGGAGCAAGCTGTTCGACTTCACGAGCTGGCCGGCGCTCAATTTCGCCGAACGCTCGACCGCCATGGACAGCATCGGCGCGCTCATTCGGCTGCAGCGCACGCTGCTGGTCTTCGGGACCGACACGATGGAGCCGTGGTACGACGTCGGCCAGGGGAACACCGTGTTCGCCCCGACCGGGTCCGTGCTCGTCGAGCAGGGCATCAGCATGACCTTCACCATGTTGCGGGCCGACAACACGGTCTACTGGGTGGGGACCAATGCGGACGGGCACCGGCTGGTGTATCGGCTCGACGGGATGACGCCGCGCCGCGTCTCCACCTTTGCCGTCGAACAGGCGCTGCAGCGGTGGGATGTGGTGCAGCAGTTCTACACCTACGCGATCGTGTTCCAGCTCGAGGGGCACTCTTACTACGCCCTCATCTGTCCGACCGACACGGACGGCTCGTTCGTCTACGACATTACGCTCGACCGCTGGTATCAGTGGGGGCACTGGGATCCGACCGCGGGGATCTTTCGGCCGTGGCGGGCGATGGGGCATGCGATCGCGTTCGAACGGTGTCTGGTGGGCGACTACAAAAGCGGGACCATCTTCGAGCTCCGCACGGACACCTACGCCGATACGCTGCCGGGGGGAGTCTAACCCATGGCGGGGATCCAGGCCTGCGTGGGCACCTTCACCCTCCCCCTGGGGCCGACGACCGGCCCGCAGACGGTGACGGGGATTGCCGATGTGACGGGGACCCCCTTCACGCCGAAAGCGATCATCATCTGGGGCACCTACAGCGGGCAGTACGCGCCCGGCGGGTCACAAGTGTGGGATAGCCTCGGCCTGGATGACGGCACGCAGCATTCAGGCCAGTGTCTGGTGAGTCAATACGAAGTCGGCACGCCGTGGCGCGGCACGGTGCAGAGTACGGCCTACTCGATTCTGACGTGTCAATCGATCTTCTCGGCCGCGGCGCGCACCGAAGGCTATATCAGCGCGTTTGGGTCGGGGTCGTTTACCTACACGCTCGACCTGAATGAGGACGGGACGGAGACCTTCGGCTTTCTCGCGCTCGGTGGGGATGCGCTCCTGGTGACGTCGCTGATCTTCGGGAGCGGGATCGCGGGCACGGCCGTCGCGGGCGAGACCTACACGGTCACGGGCGTCGGGTTTCCGCCGACCGGCGGGATCTTCCTGAACAACGTGCCGGCGAATGGCGCCTACAACGGCGGCAACAACTCGTTGAGTCTCGGGTTCTGCGACAGTGCGTGCACGCAGTACAGCCAGTGCGCGAGTACGCAGGACGATACCGCGCCGGTCAATGCCGTGCGGCATCTCCACAGCGGCGTCATCGTGAGCGACAACGACGCCATCGGGGCCGGCCAGCAGCAGGACAGCTGTACGCTCACCGGCTGGACGAGCGACGGGTTCACGGCGACGTGTCTGAACGGCCTGCGGCCGAAAGCGGCCGCGCTCCTCATCGGTGGCGTCACGACCCTGGTCGGCACCTTCGCCGAACCGGCGACCAACGGGAGCCAGACGGTGCCGATCGCGGGGATGGTGCCGGCCGCGGTCCTGCTGATGAGTGTCGGCGCCACCGCGGCCGCGGGCAGCCCGGAGACGACGAGTGAATCCTGGGCGGTGGGCGCCTATGACGGGATCCACGCGTGGGCCTACTGGCACGGCTTGCTGCAGGGCGGGACGAGCACCACGAACGGGGGCGCGGTCTGGGGGGCCGCGAACGTCCTCCAGTTCGCGCAGAACAATGGGCCGGATTCGACGACCGTGACGAAGCAGGGCACGCTGACCGGCACGGCCTTGACCAACGGCGCGTTCGCCGGGACCTGGAGTCAGACAGACGGGACCGCTCGCAGTGTGGCCTACTTCGCCTTTGGGCTCCCGGCCACCCCGCCGCCGCCGCCGACCACGGTCGCGATTCGCCGCCGCCGGATCGTGCCGCTGCCCTTCGCGCAGCACCAGCAGCTCTTCCTCGGCCGGCTCGAACTCCTCATGCAGCTGGGCATGGGGACCACGACGAGCGTCGACCCGCAGGTCCTGGTCCGGCTCTCGAAAGACGGGGGTTTCACGTGGAACGCTGAGCGGAGCCTGCGCGTCGGCAAGATGGGGGAGTACCTGCGGCGCTGTTATAGCGTCAATTTCGGCCAGGGCCGACAGTGGGTGCTGGAGGTGTCGATGACCGACCCGGTGGCGAGCTACTGGCTGGACGCGTTCGTGGCCGTCGTGCAGGGGACGTCGTAGTGGCGATCAGCTTCCCGACCACTGGCGACAGCCTGATCCGGACGAGCGGGCTGCTGCAGCCGACGACGGACTTCACGGTCGCGCTGTGGGGCCAGTTTGGCACCCTGAATACCGCCTCGCAGCAGATCCTGGTCGTGTATGGGCCGCCGGCCGCCGGGCCGACGAACTACTGGGAGCTCGGGAGCGAACCCTTCACCGACCAGACGCAGCTGCAGGCCGCGGCTGCGACGGCGCAGCGGATGGGGGGGCCGACCCTGCCGGTGCTGACGTGGGCCCATCTGGCGGCCACCTACAGCCACACGACGCATGTCTGGACGTTCCTCGTGAACGGCGCGGCCCTCGGCACCTTCACGAACGACCTGAGCGCGGTGACGTTCACCGATGCCCGGGTCGCGAACAACGGCGGCTACGGCGCGCAGCCGGGCGTCAGCGTGCAGTACTACCGCGAATGGCAGGCGGTCCTGACGCCCGCGGAGATCGCCGCCGAGATGAGCAGCGCGACCGTCGTGACGACGGCGAACCTCTGGACCGATACCCCGCTCAGCTCGGCGACGGACCTCGCGGACCTCAGCGGCCACGGGCACGACTGGACGGTGGTCGGGAGTCCGACCACGGTGCCGCCGCCGACGCTGACCGGCGGGTCGGCGGGGAAGTGGATTCCGCAACCTCATCCGATCAGTGACCCGACCACCGGCAACCGGGTGACGACGCCGTGGTATCTGTATTTCCAGCACCTGACCACGCAGGCGGCCGGGGCGGCGGTCGCGGGCTCGACGGTGAGCGGGATCCTGGTGACCGACCCGCTGACCTCGACGGGCGGGCCGACGCCGATCCTCGGCCTGTCGCCCTCGGGCGTGACGCCGGGCACCTACGGCGATAGTACGCACGTCGGGCAGTTCACGGTGGACACCACCGGCCGGCTGACCTTTGCGGGGAACGTGCTCATCACGGCCGGCGGGGGCGGGGCCGGCGGGTCGTGGGTGCCGCTCTCGCTCGGGGTCGAGCAGGACTACAGCGACTATCTGGTGGTCGATACGCCGCCGTGGCCGCCATCGCAGGTCTTCGTCAGTGACGGCGCGGGACAGACCATCTTCGTGGCCTTCGCATGAGTGACCAGACGCTCAACCGGTACCTGGCGAGCGGGCCGACCTCGGCGCGGACGGCGTTTGTGCCCAATCCGGGGACGCCCGCGTCGGGTCCGTCGCCGGGGTATACCTGGTTCGATACGACGCTCAATCAGCTCTTCGCCTGGTCGGGGTCGGCGTGGGTGAGTACCGCCGGCAGCGGCGGGATCACGCAACTGACCGGCGATGTGACGGCCGGACCGGGGTCCGGCTCCCAAGCCGCGACGCTGGCCGCAAGCGGCGTGACGGCCGGCACCTACGGGGACGGGACGCATATCCCGGTGGTCACCGTCGATGCGACGGGACGGGCGACGGCCCTCTCGACGGTCGCGACGGCGGCGGCCGGGATCACGCAACTGACCGGCGACGGCACGGCGGGCCCTGGGAGCGGATCGCAGGCGCTGACGCTCGCGGCCTCCGGGGTCAGTGCGGCGACCTATGGCGATGCCACGCATGTCCCCCAGATCGCGGTCGACGGCAAGGGCCGCGTCACGGCCGCGGCGAACGTGGCGATCAGCGGGGGCGGCGGCGGCGGTGGCGGGCTGGTCCTGCTTGAGGAGCACACGGCCGCCTCCTCGGCCTCCTTGGCTTTTACGACGCGCAACGTGACGGGACAGAGCGGTCATACGTTCCAGAGCGATTACGATGTGTATCAGATCGAGATCGTCAATATTGCCTTATCCACCGACCTCGCTCAGTTACAGTGTCAGGTTTCATCAGATGGGGGCTCGACATGGGTAGCGAGCGGGAACTACTACTCCGCATTCGGAGGCGTCACGAATGGCGGGGCTACGTTCGTCTCGGCCCTGGGCAACCCTGCGAGCGCATGGATTTTGATGGGAGATTTGGCGAATAACTGGACTGTGAATGGGTCATTACATCTCTACACCCCACTCTCGACAACGACCTACAAACAGATGACTGGGAATCTCATCTACGCCGATCATGTGAACATGTATGCCGGGAACAACCTGTCTGCGCTGACCATCTCCGGCACCGGCTATAACGCCGTACAGTTCGCAGCCAGCACCGGCAACATCGCCAGCGGCACGGTGCGCTGTTACGGACTGGCGAAATGACCGAGTGGCCGTCGCGGACGGCTCGGGCGTGACGCGCGACGGGCTAGCATGAGACTCGATGAAGTCCTCCTCGCGCCCGCGCCGCTGGCGCAACGCCCGCCGGCCAGTCGTGTGCCGCCCGGGACCGAGTTCTGCGCCACCGACTCGACGCCGCCGAATCAGCTCTCTCGCAGCAACGGGACGAGCTGGGACCTGTATGCGCCGAGTGGCAGTGGCAGCGCGGTGGTGCCGCCCTATCCGAACGATGCGACGCAGTTCCTGAACGGCACGGGCGCGTTCTCCACGCCGCCTGATACCGGCATCACCCAGCTGACGGGCGACGCGACCGCCGGGCCGGGGAGTGGAGCACAACCGCTCACGCTGGCGGCCTCTGGGGTGACGGCCGGAAGCGCGGGGGACGCGACGCATGTGCCGGCCGTGACCGTGGACGCCAAAGGTCGCGTGACGGCGCTCTCGCCGGTCGCGATTACCGGCCTCGTGCCGACGCTCCCCGGCGTGGCGACCGAGTACCTGAATGGCACCGGGGCGTGGACGACCCCGCCCGACACGGGCATGACCCAACTCACGGGGGACGCGACCGCCGGTCCGGGCAGCGGGTCGCAGCCGCTGACCCTCGCGGCCTCGGGGGTCACCCCCGGGAGCTATGGCGACAGCGCGAACGTCCCGATCGTCGTCGTAGACGCCAAGGGGCGCGTCACGAGCCTGTCCACGGTTCCCGTGACCGCCGGGCAGTCCACGGTGTTGAACTACACGTTCTCCACGGGACTCACGCCGCCGCCGCCGACCGGGCGGCTCTTGCTCAATCAGGCGTATCCGTGGACCAATCCCGGCCACCTCTACGTCAGTGTCCAGACCCGCGACAACCTCGATGTCTACTGGACCTTGCTCCTCGCCCCGAGCGGGTCGCGGATCGTCATCCAGAACACGACCGACCACACGCAGTACGGCGAGTGGACGACGACGGCGGCCGGGGTCGATAACGGGACGTATGTCGATTTCGCGGTCACGACGGTGAGCACCGGTGGATCCGCGCTCAGCAACAACGAATCGGTGGTGTTGCGGCTCGGGTCCCCAGCGCAGGCGACCGGGAATGTCAGCGGGCCCGCGTCCTCGACCACAGGCGACCTCGCGAGCTATGCCGATGCCACGGGCAAAGTGCTCGCTGACAGCGGCGTCCCGGCAGCGCAGGTCGCGCGGACGGATCAGGCGACGACCTTCACGGCAGGGCTGGGGACGACCCCGTTGAACGCCTCGCAGCTCACCAGCGGCACGGTCCCGGCGGCGGCGCTCCCCTCGGACCTCGCCAAGACCGACGCCGCGAATGTCTTCACGGCGTTCCAAACCCTGTCGCTCACAAGTCCGTCACTGCTGCTGAAAGACACCAGCCAACCGGCTGACCAGAAAAACTTCTTCATCGAGAACGCGGCGGGTCAGCTCTACTTCATCGCGAACAACGATGCCGGGACCGCGAACAGCGGTGTCGTCAGCATCAGCCGCACGGGCGCGATTGATGCCCCCGGCGGCCTCAACGCCAGTCAGCTCACGACCGGCACGGTACCAGCAGCAGCATTGCCCGCAAATGTCGCCAAGACTGATGCGTCGAACTACTTCACCGCGAACCAAGTGCTTCAAGCGAGCAACCCGGTCTTCTATGTCGTGGACACGGCGCAAGCGGCTAACTCGAAGTGGTGGCGCAATTGGAGCAGTGCCGCACTGCTCCTGTTTGATGCGCTCAGTGATGACCTCGGTACGCTGTACGGGCGGGTAGCGTTCAGTCGAGGGGGAAATGTTGCGATCACGGGGTCGTTCACTGAGCACAGCCGCTCCGCACCACTCGGAGAATGGATCAGCGCCCCGCCCGCCAGCTACGCGACCGACATCGGCGGCCCGTGGACCGTCCCCGCCGCGAGCGTCCTCCAGTCTTATTATACCCTCATCGGCAAAACGATCATCTGGCACCTCGTCATCAGCGGGTCTACCCTCGGCGCGCCGTGTAATCAACTGCTGATTCAATTGCCAAGCGGGATCGGCCCGTTCTATGACATGTACGCCGTTCAAGCCCTACTGGCCTATTCTGCTGATGCCGGGGGCTTCGCCGTCTCTCACGCAGGAGCCTACAACGGGAACACCTACTACGTCGGGGTCGCGAAGTGCGCGGGTGGGCAGTGGGCCGCTGGCACGATTACCTTGTATATGTCCATCACCGGGAGGCTGGCATGAGCGTCGGCTATGTGACCACCAAGAGCGAGATCGACACGCGCGCGGGCGACATCGCGCGCCGCTTCCAGCAGACCTTCGGCGATGTCGCCACGCTCAAGTCCTTTCTCGACGAGACGCCCGACGCCGACCTCGTCGCCCTGGGCTACACGGCCCAGGAGGCGACCGTCCTCAAGTCGGCGTTTGCCGACCTCTGGACGCTGACCGGGATCTGGTCGGGGCAGAGTGCGCCCAGCGCGGCCTATGATTACCGGACGTTTGTCCGGCAGCTCTGGGGCGTCGGGAGTTTCTAGGAAAGGGCAGGACGATGCCGGCTGGAGGGGGACAGACCATCATTCAGGCGATGTACGCGGCGGGGGCCAACGCGAAGACCCCCGAGCAGCGACAGCTGTATCAGGACTGGAAAGACGCCGGACAACCGTCGAGTGCGACCGATCCGCACGTCGTCGCGATTGTGCGCGCCGGGATGCTGCCGGTGGACTACGGCAACACCACCTACAAGGGCTTGCTGTACATGGCGGCGATTGTGGGCGGCGGCTATACGCTGGCCATGCTGCCGGGGATGAGCGCCGCAGGCATGGATGTCGCGTCGCTCGGCACCACGGTGCCGGCGGGGACCGCGATTGCGCCGTCGGTGGATATCGGCGCGGGCGCGCTGGGAGGG